GATTGATCAGGTGGAGGCCAGACTATGAGCGATATGGAAGACGACATTAGGGCCGCAATGGCTGAGGTTAACGGCGTTGCGCCAGAACCGGCGCCCGTTGAGGAAGTGGCTGCGCCGGAAGAGGTCATTAGCGAGGCAGAAACGCCCCATGATGACGGCGAAAAGGCAGCAGACGGGCGTGTAAGAGGCCCTGACGGCAAGTTTATTGCCAAAGCACCCGAAATGGTGCAAGATACTCCCGACCAGCCCTCGGAGGCAGTCGCGGACCCTGCTGCAAAGCTCGCCATCCGCGCCCCGGCTTCGTGGTCACCTGCGGCTAAGGCGACGTTCGATAAACTGCCACCGGAAGTGCAACAGGCTGTTGCAAAGCGGGAACAGGAGATCGATCACGGACTGCGGCGCAAGTCTGAGGAAGTGAAGCGGTATGAACCGCTGGAACAAATCATTGCTCCCCGACGGGCTGTATGGGCCGCTCAGGGAATGGATGAGACTACGGCAATCAAGACGCTGCTTGCGGCTCAGGATTTGCTGGAGCGAGACCCTAAGCAGGGCCTTGAGTTCCTTGCCCGTTCGTACGGCGTGAACATTGCGAGTCTATCGGCCCAGCCGCAGGGACAGCCATACCAGGCCCAGCCCGCGCGAGACAGCCACCCTGAGATTGCAGCCCTCAAGCAGCAACTCCAAGTCCTGCAAAGCCAAGTCCAGACGGCGCAGACCGCGCCTATCGTCAGCCAAATCGACGCCTTCCAGAACGATCCGGCCAACCTGTATTTTGAGAACGTCCGCGATGATATGGCGGTCCTCTTGCACAACGGGAAAGCAGCGGACCTTAAGGAAGCTTACGATATGGCTTGCTGGATGAGGCCGGATATTCGCCCGTTCCTGCAAACCGCGCAGGCACCGGCGGCTTCGATGCAGGACAAGGCAGCGCAAGCGCGACGGGCAGCAGTCAGTGTCACGGGATCGCCGGGTCAGACGGCCATCCGCAAATCAAATGGATCAATCGAGGACGATATTCGAGCGGCTTTTGAGGAAGTCGCCGGTACGGCCTAGGAGAAGTTAAATGACCTCCCCGAATGTTTCGGAAATCGCAACCACTACCCTGCGTAACCGCACGGGCAAGCTGGCGGATAACGTCACGCAGAACAACGCGATTCTGTCGCGTATGAACCGTCGTGGCACCATCAAGCCGGTGTCCGGTGGTCGGACCATCCTGCAAGAACTCGAATACGCCGAGAACGTCACTTATCAGCGTTACTCCGGCTACGAAGTCCTGAACATCTCGCCTAGCGACGTGTTCACTTCGGCTGAGTTCGACTGGAAGCAAATCGCCGTCAACGTGACCATGAGCGGTCTGGAGCAACTGCAAAACTCCGGCGTTGATGCCATTATCGACCTGCTGGCCTCGCGCATCAAAAACGCCGAGAAAACCATGCAGAACGGTGTGGCCGAAGACCTGTACTCAAACGGTACGGCGTCGGGTGGTAAGCAGATCGGTGGCCTTCAGCTTCTTGTGGCTGACGACCCGACCAGCGGCACCGTGGGCGGTATCAACCGTGGAACGTGGAATTTCTGGCGTAACCAGAAGTTCCAAGCGACCTCGGACGGTGGTTCGGCTGCTACGGCGGCGAACATCACCCGATACATGAACACCCTGTATCGCCAATGCTCGCGCGGTACGGACAAGCCTGACCTGATCCTGTGCGACGACAACTATTTCGGCCTGTACGAATCGTCGCTGCAAGACATTCAGCGCATCACGCAGCCGAATGAGGCTGACGCTGGTTTCGTGTCCCTGAAATACAAGGGTACGGATGTTGTGTTTGACGGTGGTTACGGCGGGGCTTGCCCTGACAACCACATGTACTTCCTCAACACCGGCTACATCCACTGGCGTCCTCACAAAGACCGCAACATGGTCCCGCTTGAGGAAGTCCGGTCGATCAACCAGGATGCCATGGTCAAGCCTATCGTCTGGGCCGGTAACATGACGCTCTCCAACGCCTTCCTTCAGGGCGTTTTGTTCCAGTCGTAATCTCTCTCGAAAGGAGAACACATCATGGCATCGTCTGCCGCTACGGTCTTTTCGACCACTCCGACTGTCGGGATTGATCTGGACGACAAGTCCTCGGCCCCGGCCTTCGCGCTTAACACGCGCATCAACGCCAACGACGGTCGCTCGCATCTGTATGTGCGGGCGTCGGAGGCTCTTTCCTCGACCCAGACCATCCTGATCGGCACCAACGGCTCTGCGTCGTCGGACGCCGGTTCGGCTGGCTGGACGGTGAATACGACGGGTGGCGTTGCCACTGGCCAATACTTCTGGGCCAAGCGCACCGCTCTCTAGTTCTTGCGCCTGCCCTAGCCTCCACTGGGGTTAGGTGTTAGCTTAACGGCCTCCGGTTCCGACTGGGGGCCGTTTTGCTATGGAGGTAGCTATGAGAGTTGCGAGCCAAGCAGGCCGCTGGCATGGGTCTTGCTACACTGACGGGTTTCCGCTTGCCATCGTCATTGCGGACAATGAGCGGCCAGATTTACCAATGCAGGACAAGCGTATGTCGTTAGAGGATATGCGCGACCTTCGATATGTGCTGGACCGAATGATTGCCCGGTTGGAGCCGCTGGACCGATGATTAACGTTGTCAGCGTCCGCGTCGGGGACAAGTACGGGATTGAGTACGTCACCCGCCTTCACGACGGCATTGCCCGGCATCTGGACGAAGAACAGCGCCATTGGTGCCTGACGGACAAGCCGGATGAACTGCCGGAAGGCATCACGGCCATTCCGCACAATCCAGAATGGCCGGGGTGGTGGCAAAAGATTGAAATGTTTGCTCCGTATATGCCGTGGGAACGGAGAAGCGAAATCCTTTACATGGATTTGGATGTGTGCGTGACCGGCAGACTTGAGGGTTTGCCGCACGGCATCATTCAGGACTGGCATTGGCCGACTTACAACAGCAGCGTCATGCGCTGGCGTCACGGTGACCACGCGGCGATTTGGGATCGTTTTTCAAACAGAAAAATGACCCGTCGCACAAGGCGGCTTAAAGGCCTTCTCCCTGCCGGTCAGGTCAACGGCGGCGACCAAGAGTGGATTACGGAGGTCAGCAAGTGGGACACGTTCCCCGTTGGTATGTTCGTGTCCTATCGGGATGCGGTCGCATGGCCCCCGGAAGGCTGCAAGGCGGTCATTTTCCACGGCTCGCCTAAGCCGGATGAGGTGACGCAGGGGTGGGTTCCTGGTGTGTGGAAAGTCGGAGGCTATACCGCGTTTCCAGAACTGAAAGGCATGAACGTCTCTCACGAGTTTGCCTATGGAAACGTCAAGGCCAACGTGCTGCGTGACTTGCCGTGGTTCTCCGGTTTTGGAGAGCAGGACAAGGGCTGCGTCATCGTCGGCGGCGGTCCCTCAATGCGGGACAGTCTGAGAGCGATTAAGGACCACCGCAAGCGCGGGCTTAAGGTCATCACGGTGAACAACGCGCTGTCGTATCTGCATGATCGAGGCATCACGCCAGACGCTCATGTAATGCTGGACGCGCGGGAAGAAAATCTGTCGATGGTGGAGAATGCGCCTAAGTCCGTGCGCTATTTCCTAGCCTCGCAGGTTCATCCGTGCGTGTTTGATGCACTTTCGGGGCATGATGTTGTGCTGTGGCATAACGGCATGGGTTCGGGTGACGAACTGCTGGAAATCATCAAGCCGTGGTTTGACGAAGGGCCGAATCAGAAGCCGTGCGTTCTTGTTCCCGGTGGCGGCACGGTTGGCCTTCGCGCAATCAATCTGGCGTGGCTGTCTGGGTATAAGAAGGTGCATCTGTATGGTTTCGACAGTTGCTATCAGGACGGGGCGCATCATGCGTATGGTCAGAGCCTGAATGACGGCGAGCCGACGCAGGAGGTGGTCATGGCCGATAAGACGTATATTTGCGCTCGCTGGATGATCCGGCAGGCTGCGGAGTTTCAGCAGCAGTATCAGTATTTGCGGGATCGGGGCGTTAAGGTGATTGCTCACGGTAAAGGGCTGATCCCTGATATGGGAAGGTTGCTGTCAAAATGATGTGGGTTTTAGGGTTTCTGGCTATCTGGATTTGCTGGATTGCCGTTGTGGCGATTGTGATGGACCGCCGATGAGCAGCCAATACCATGAGCGCAACGATAACGACCGGCGCAAGGCATGGGCAACGCTCAAATGGTTTCCTGAGCGGCTGACGGACGCTGACCGGGCGCTTTTGCTGTTAGATGAACCGGATTTCTGTCATCCAGTCGATGCTCAACGGCACATGTATGATGAGCGGGGATTTGCCAAATGAAGCTAATCGACGGCCTTTGGTGGCCTGATTTTGACGTTCGATGCCGTGCCGTAGTGATGGACGAATGTGCCGCCGCCATGCCTCTCGTTCTGCCGTTGGTGACGGAAAAGCGGGTTTGTGTTCAAGCTGGTGGCAATGTCGGGGTGTATCCGCTGGCGCTGTCAAAGGTGTTTGGTGAAATCATTACGTTTGAGCCGGACGAAGACAATTTTGAATGCCTGCACAAGAACGTCGCTCATGACCAAGCCCGTGTGTATTTTGGGGCGCTAGGGTCGGAGCCTGGTTGGTGCGGTGTGCATCGGATCGACACGGACAACTGTGGTTCACACAAGACGCTGCCGGGAACGGTTGTTCCCGTGCAAACCATAGACAGTCTAAACCTCGACCAGTGCGATTTAATCTGGCTGGACATTGAAGGGGCCGAGGCTGACGCCATTATGGGCGCACTAGCGACAATCGAGAAGTTTTCGCCTATCATAGTCCTTGAAGAAAAGGGACTTGGCCCAAAAGCCGCTCTGCCCGGTTATTGTCGCGTGATGCGGATTGGAAATGACACTGTGTATCGGAGGACATAGATGGATTATGTAGCGCCAGACGGACGGGACCGGATTATCCCGCGTTTCCATATCAAGCCGGTTCGGAACAACTTTCTGTCCGAAAAAGAAGGCCGCGAGGTCTGGGCTGACGTTGAGTATGTGGAACTGATCGTGCCGGGCGATAACAAGAACATCGTTGACGTGGCCGTGAAGGACGAACACCGCGACCGCTGGCCCATTAAATACGCTGCGTTTAAGGCCAACATGGAAGCCCCAGAAAGCGGAACACCGCTAGAGGAATGGGCAGGCGTGGGCCGCAGTCAGGTCATTGAGCTTAACAGCGTCCATATCCGCACCGTAGAGGCTCTGGCGGGCCTGTCTGATGCCCAGCTTGCCAAGTGTGTCCCGATGGGTGGTCAAGCCCTTCGCGCTAAGGCGCAGCGGTTTATTGAGCAGACCGAGGCTGAGAAGCCGCTTGCGGAACTGACCCAGCGCATCCGTGAGCTTGAGGAAAAACTGGCCCTCGCACTTGAGGCCAAAACAGAGAAGGAACCAGCATGAGCGGTCTGGAAAGAGACGTGATGTATAAGCCCGGCGCGACGTTCTTTAAGGACGGCAAGTTCCTCATGTTCCGTTTTCAGGCGGATTCATCGTCGGTTATTGGCCCCCGTGTTGCGACCGAAGCGGACAAGAGGGCGCACGGCGCGGAATATGATATGTACCTGAAAGAAGCCTTCAACTATGCGCCGGTTGAGGCTTTCGATCACGACGGGGTGGATGGTCCCGGCGGTTCTGTTACCGAAACCCCTCCGCTCGCAAAGCGCGGACGCCCCAAAAAGGTCTAAGCCGTGGCCAATCTGCTTTCCATCGTCCAGCGGGCCTGCCGTCTGCTTTCGATCCCCGTTCCTACGGAAGTCGTCAACTCGACTGACACTCAGGTCCAGCAATTATACGCGCTGGCCAATGAGGAAGGCGACGAACTAGCCGGGACGTACGATTGGCAGGTTATGCGTAAGCAGCACCTGTTCGACACGGTGGCAAGCGCAGTCCAGTCTAGCGCCGTCCCGTCTGACTTTGACCATTTCATTGCGAACTCGTTCTTCAACCGCACGACCATGCGGATGATTTACGGGCCTATCACTCCGCAAGAGTGGCAGGCCATTCAGGCGCAGCCCCAACTCAACCGCGTGTTTCTGGCGTTTGTGGAGCGTGACGGGCAGTTCCTTGTGACCCCGACGCCTCCGGCTGGTCAGGAAATCGCATACGAATACATCACGAAGTATTGGGCAAAGTCAGACGCTGGCGTTCCGCAGGCGGAGTTTCTGGCCGATACGGATGAAACCTATCTTGACGACAAATTGTTTCCGCTTGGCCTCCGCTGGCGCTTTCTCAAGTCCAAGGGTCTGGATTATGCGGAGGACTTCCGCACCTATCAGGGCGAGCGCAATCAACGCATGGCCCGTGACGGTGGGAACGGCGTAATCGACACGGCGGGTGGCGCTTATTACGGCTGGGCCACGAACATTCAGGAAGGCTCTTGGCCCTCATGATCCTGTTCCTGTCCATCGCTGACACCAAAAACCAAGAGACGCAGCGTAAGAAAATTAACGCGCTGCTTTCGGTGTATGGGCCGGGCTATGGCTCCACCTTGCCGGATGTTGCGGACAGCCCCGATGGTCGGTTGTTTTATATTGGCTCGCAGGGCTATCAGAACCGTTCAGGAGCATGGGTCGCGCTATGAGACAAGCCGCACAGCGATATGGTCGCCAGCCGTTGCGGGCGGTGTCTCAACAGCGGGTGTCTATCGGACGCGCCGTTCCCGCTCCTGTTGGTGGATGGGATGCACAGTCCCCGTTGGCCAATATGCCTGCGGAAAACGCGGTCATCCTCGACAACTTCATTCCCCGCGCTGGTTACGTCGAACTGCGTAAAGGTTATGTTCCTTGGCAAGAGGGCTTGCCCCTGCCGACTGAATCAATCCTGGTCTGGCGCGGCGGCACGGCATCGGCTGCGGATGACATTTTTGCAGCGTCGGGCGGCTCGCTCTTTGACGTGAGCAACCAGAATGATGCGCCGGTCGAGGTGTTCTCTGGCGCTGGTAACGCTCGCTGGCAATGGATCAACTTCGCCAATGACGCGGGAACGTTTCTAATCGCAGCGAATGGTTCGGTTGATCCGATTTATTACGACGGGTCCGCGTTTGCCTCGACGGTCATCACAGGGTCAGCCGGGGTGATTACCCTCGACCCTCGCACCCTGATCGACGTGATGGATCATAAGGGGCGGCTGTTCTTTGTGCAGGAAAACAGCCTGCGGACGTGGTTTCTTGAGCCGTTTGCTATTCAGGGAGAGGCTAACCTTCTCGACCTTGGCCCGATTTTTGACAAGGGCGGGTCTATCCTCTGTCAAGCCACTTGGACGCTGGACGGTGGTTCCGGTGCCGATGATCTAGCGGTCTGGGTGACGACGCAGGGTCAGGTGGCCGTGTATCAGGGCCTTGACCCTTCGGATGCGGCTAACTGGGCGCTGGTCGGTGTCTATGACCTCGGCCTGCCGCTCTCGCGCCGGTCGCTTATCAAGTATGGTTCCGACCTAGTGGTGCTGACGACTGACGGCGTGGTGCCTCTTTCGCAGGCCCTGAAGCTGGACCGCGCTCAAGAGAACCTTGTGGCGCTGACGCAGAAAATCCAGAACGCTTTTCAACAGGCGACGAACCGTTATCGCGGCAACTTTGGATGGGAAGGGGCGCTGTATCCAAGGGGAACGCTGGCGATTTTCAACGTCCCGACTGCCGATCTAACCCGGTCGGAGCAATACGTGCAGAACGTCCAGACCGGCGCATGGTGTCGGTTTACGGGCATCAATGCGTTCTGCTGGGCCGTGGCTAACGATCAAATGTATTTTGGCGCGGCTGATTCGGTCTGTCTCTGGGACACCGGATATGCGGACAATACAACCGGGATTGTCGGGGACATTAAGACGGCATTCAACTATTTCGGATCGCGCGGCAGCCTGAAAAAGTTTGAGATGCTTCAGCCGGTTCTGCGTATCGGTGCGGACCTGGCACCGGCAGTCGAGATTGTCACGGACTTCAAAGAGAAAATCCCTACGGCTGTCCCGACCACTATCACGACCACAGGCGGGCGATGGGATACGGGCTTATGGGACGTGGCCAAATGGGCTAACAGCGTGGAGACGCGCGATAGCTGGACCAGCGTAACCGGCATCGGTTATTGCGGTGCGGTGCGGATGCGTGTTGCGCCTAACGCTACGCTCTACATTGACCTTGGCGTCGATGACGATACGTCGCTTGCCTATGAGGCTGACGGCATTATTGCGATGCAAGCGGCCCGAAACACAAACGCGCCTTGTGAGATTATTGCGTTCAATCTGAAATACGAAAACCAAACGGGCGGGCAGCTTTGAGGCTAGTTTCCGGCCCGTTCTCGCCTTTGGTCGCTCAATGGGTAGCGGATCAAATCGGGCATGGTTTGGATTGGGGGCCATGCGAGGCTATCGGGGTGGTTGATAAGCATGACAATCTCATTGGTGGTGTCGTGTTTAATCAATATCAGCCTCAATACCGCAACATCGAGGTCAGTTTTGCCTCTGCACGGGCGAACTGGTTGACGCCTCGGCTTGTCAGCGGTATCTTGCGTTATCCGTTCTATCAGCTTGGAGCGGCGAGAATCACCAGCCTGACGCCAAAGAAGTTGCGTCCCGCTCGCCAGTTTCTCTCAAAGTTTGGTTTCAAACATGAGGGGACTATCCGGCGTGGTTATGGTGATGACGATTGCATCATCTCCGGTCTCCTCGAAAGCGAGTGGCGTTGCCACCGTTTCAACAAGGAGCGCGTGAGTGATGGGGACCGTATCGCTTCTTGATTGCCCAAATGGACGATTTGTCCACGCCGTAACGTTTGGCCAGAACGACGTTGCTTTCGGTGCTATTCGCAATAGCTTGTCGCTCGCTAAACGGTATCTTTTGAACGCGTCGGCCCTTCTGAACCGAATCGTTAATGTTGTCCGCGTTGGTTCCAAGGAACAGGTGGTCGGGGTTGACGCATCGCGGTGTGTCGCAAGTGTGGCAGCACTGAATGCCCGGCGGGATCGGCCCGTGAACGATTTCGTAAGAGAAGCGGTGCGCGAGAACGCGGGCGGCTGGGCCGTCCGGCCTAAACATTCCGTATCCCTTTTTTCCGTTGCCGCCAGCCGTCCAAAGCCAGCAAGAGTCGGTCTTCTCGACTTTGGCAAAAAATCGCACAAGCGGGTCTTTTCGAGTTCTTTTTCGCATGGCGGCATCATGAGCAACCGTCCCGCTCAAGTCAACGGGAGAGTTTCCCATTTCTAAGCCCCGGCCCCCCGCAGCTCCTGATCCCGTCCAGCTTGCCAACGCGCAATCGTCTGCAAACACCGCGACGGCGCGTGAACAGCAAAGATTGAACATGGTGAATACGACCGGCCCGCAAGGCTCGGTTCGTTACATCGCTGACCCGACTGCGCCCGGTGGATACCGTCAGGAAACGCAACTCAGCCAAGGCGAACAGCAGAACTACGACCGCTCTACGTCGGTCTATGGTGGTGCGCTGGATACGGCGGGCCAGCAGATTGGCCGTGTGAACCAAGCTCTTGGACAGGGCCTCAACACCGAAGGCTTGCCGGAGCTTCAAGGCTTCAACGCGCCAGACTTTGACCGTCAGCGGTATGAGGATGCGGTTTATGCGAGCCAGACCCGTCGCCTCGACCCGCAGTTTCAGCGGCTTGAAAGGTCGCAGGATGCACGTCTTGCCGCGCAGGGCCTTGGAGCGAATAGCGAGGCTACGCGAAACCTTCGATCTGATTTTGCTAGAGGTCGAAATGACGCTTACGAGGGAGCCGCTAACCAAGCCATCCAAGCCGGTGGTGCTGAACAATCTCGCGCTATTCAGAACGCTATTGCCGGTGGTACATTCGGTAACCAGGCGCGGACGCAGGGCCTTCAAGAGCGGGCTTACGTCCAGAACCAGCCGCTTCAACAGTTGCAAGCCCTGCTAGGCACGGGCCAAGTCGGTATGCCGCAGGGTATCCAATACAGCCCGACCGGCGTTGGCCAGACGGACGTGCTAGGCGCTCAAGGGTTGGCGCTTAACCAGCAAAACGCGAACTATCAGGCTCGTGCGCAACAGCAGCAGGCACTCATGAGCGGCCTGTTTCAGCTTGGCGGCGCTGCTATCGGCGCGTCTGACCGTCGCCTGAAACGCGACATTAAGCGCGTTGGCACGATGGCTAACGGCCTGCCGGTCTATGAATACCGCTACGTCTGGGGCCGCAAGCGTCATGTCGGCGTGATGGCTCAGGACGTTCTTAAGGCTGGCATTGACGCGGTGGTCCGTCACTGGACGGGCTTCCTCATGGTCGATTACGGGAAGCTCTGATGCCCGCCGCTCGCGCTCCCATGCCCGCTCCGCAAATGATCGAAACGCCCGCGATGCGGCGTAGCGCCCTGCTGGCCAAAATGCTGGAACAACAACGCCAGCCGACTGAGATTAAAGGCGGTTACGGCGAGCTTGGCGCACGGTTGCTCGCTCAAGGCATCACGCAATGGGGCGCTAATCGTGCTGAGAAGGCGGCTCGGGAAGAACGGGCTACGCGGACGGCTGGCGAGGCGGATTCGTTCGGTTTGACGCTTGCTAGTATTTTGCGTGATTCTGGCGGCGGTCCGCCTCCCGCGTCAGAAATGCCGCCTGCCGCACCCCCGCCGATGGTGCCTCCGGTTTCCAATACGCAACAGCCCGTTGAGGCAATGTCGGCTCCCGTTGCGCCCGTTGCTGGCTCGCCTATGCCTCCGGCTGCGCCTGCTGGAATGCCCGCCGCTATGCCGCCAATGGCAGACGTTCCGCCCATGCCGCAAGCCGCCGCACCTGCCGCCGCTCCGCCGCAGATGGCACCGCAAATCGCGCCGCCTGCGCCTGCACAAATCGCCCCACAATCTGCCGCAAACCCGCTTGGCATTACGCCGGGTGAGATGGCCCGCATTCAAGAGGGCGTGGACGCTTTCCGACGGACGGGTGACCCCGCAATCGGGGCATGGGTGCGTGGCGAGATTGACCTTGTTCGGCAACGAATGTCGGCCCCTGCGGCGGAACGGCTAGAGTATCAAGCGCAAAACGGCGTTCCTGGCGTGTTTGACCCTGCCACAAATCAATGGACCGCGACGCCGGGCGGGGTGCCAGAGATTGCGCGAAACCGCACGTTCTTGGCTGATGAAGGCAATGACTATGGTGTTCCTGCTGGAACGCTGCTGTCGATAACCCCGTCTGGCGTTATTTCCGTCGTTAACCGGCAGGAAACGGGATTGGAATTGGTCGGCGGGCAGTTGCGCCCGCAAAGTGGCGGGTCACGTGACCTGAATGCCGCTGACCGTCGATTTGCCGAACTGACCAATCTTCGCAAAGAGATTGACCCAATCATTGATTCCGCAACGCTGCTGCAACGGAACATTCAGGCGCTTCGTGCCGGTTCTCGCGCTCAAAACGGCGCGGGCGACATTGCCATGATTAACGGCCTGCAAAAGCTCATTGACGAGGGCGTGGTCCGTGAAGGCGACGTTGCGCTGCAACTGCAAGCCCAAGGCATCAACGGCGGTATTGCGGGCCTGCAAGGATACCTAACGTCGTCTGGTCGGTTTAGCCCCGCTATTCGCAATCAACTGCTGGCAACCGGCGAAGACATTTATCGCAACATGAACGCGGTTTATCGTGACCGTGTGCTGTCTTATGAGCCGCTTGTGACAAGCTCGTTTGGCGCGGGCGCGTTTGACGATGTGTTGCCTTCTCGCACTCGGAACGCGTTTGGGTGGGGTGGAGAAGAAGCGCCAGCGCCTGCTCCTCCCCGTCGTGCGCCCGCTCCGTCTGGTCAACGTCCAGCGGCTCGTCCGTCATCTACTGCGCCTCGCCGTAATGGCCAGACGCGCCGCTATAACCCCAATACAAACCAGCTTGAGTAGATGGAACCTGACATCGAAATTGTTGCCCCTGATGGCACCACGATCAAGTTTCCTGCCGGAACGCCCGACGACGAAATCCTGCGCGTAATGCAGGAGAATTTCGGTGGTCCTGAGGATGCGGCGTATTATGCCGAACCTGGGATGAGCGAAAGCAATCCCATCGACCTGACGCAGATTGATCGTTCTACCCCCGAAGGCCAAGCGGTTGTGTCCAGCCTCACGCGAGGAACATGGGTCAAAGGCGCGGATGGCACGGTGTATGCTTTACCCGACGACGCGCGGGAAGGCTCTGTAACCGTCGGTGATGAACCGCTGTCGCCCGGCCTTGTGCAGCGTCCGTTTTCTGGCGTTGAGGACGTAGCTAAGTCGTTCCCGACTGGCGTAGTCGAGGGCGTGACGGGGCTTTTGGGAACGCCGGGTGCCTTGGGAGACTTTGGCGCGGGCGGTGGCGTGGCCAGCAATGTTCTGCTTTCCATGATGCCAACCGGCGCGGAAATGAACCAAGGCATTCGGGACCAGCTAGGACGCGACTACTACCAGCCTCAAACCGTGCCGGGCGAGTACGCACGGACCCTTGGCGAATTTCTGCCGGGTGGTGTTGCGCCGGGCGGAATTGGCACCAAGATTGCGTCTGTTGCCGTCCCCGCGTTTGCAAGCGAAACCGCTGGCCAAATTGCGCGAGGAATGAGCGGCGGGCGTCGTGATACGGACGCGGAGAACTATGCCCGCTTGCTTGGTGGCCTTGGCGGGGGTCTAAGCGTTGGGGCGTTTGGTGCGGCCCGTGGCGGTGCTGACATTGCCCTGCGTGGCGCTGCTGAAGGCGTTACCCCGCAACAGTTGGACCTTGCCGCACAACTGCGTCAACGGGCTGGGTCGCTTGGCGTTGACCTGACCAATGCGGAAGCCCTCCAACAAGTCACTAGCGGCGGGACTGGCCTTACTCGGTTGCAGCGGGTGGTCGAAGGCCAAACCTCGCGCATGGCCCCGATGTTTGGGCGGCGTCCGGCGCAAGTGGAACAAGCTATTACTGGCGAGCTTAACCGGCTCGGACCCGCCGTGGCCCCTTCGGCGCTTGCTGGACAATCGCAAGAGGCCGCAACCGGCGTTCTGGACACAATGCGTCGTCGCGTAAACGAAAGCGCACAGCCACTTTATGACCAACTGCCGGGGCAGACACTTGACCCTGCGGACTTGGCTCAACTGCAAGCCAATCCGTCGTATAACGCGGCGGCTGAGCAGCTTATGGGCAATCCAGAGCTTGCCGCGTTGGTAACGGGCGGTCCCGACGACCTCTCAACTATCAATCGTGTCATTCAGCAACTCGACACGATGGGCGAACAAGCGCGGCCCGGCGTGATGAACCCGACCGGCAACAACACGCTTGCGGCAGCGCGGGACCAAGCAGCGGCATTGGCACGGCAGCTTTCCGCTCGCGCGTCGCCAGAGTTTGCAGCCGCTCGCCAGACGGTAGCGACCGGACGGGAAGCGTTTGTGGACCCGCTTCGTCGCGGCCCGATTGGCACAATAGCCGGTCAGTCCGATGTGCAACCTAATCTGGTTGGCCAGACGGAAGCCTTGTTCCCTGCTCAACCATTTGAAGGGCAAGCCGCAGAAACGGCTCAGGCGCTTGGATTGATGGGCCAGATTGACCCGTCCGTGGGTGGCCCGCTTGTGCGTCAGCACCTTGCTCGGCAGGCAATGGAAGCGCAACAGGCGTTGGCCACGGGTGATAACCAGTTTGGCGGTGCCAACTTCGCCGCTCGCGCTTTCGGAAATCCAGAACAGCGCCGGACGGTGATGGGGGCTATCGACGTAACCGCGCCACCGCCTAGCTCTCTAGCCTTTCCGCCACTCAATCCTAATGCACCGCAACCGTTGCCGTCCGATCCGATGGCGCAGCTTGTCGAGGTTCTGCAAGCCACTGGCCAACGTGCGCGGGCAGGTTCTGAGACGGCGTTTAACCAAGAGTTTCAACAGCAACTGCGTAGCGGGAACCTAGTCACCAATGCGGCGCAAACCGTTACAAACCCGACCGGCGTATTTGGTCGGGCCGGGCGCTGGATTGATGACCTGACGGCCCGTCGCAATGCGGAAACCCTTGCTGACCTTCTCATGGCCAACTCCGATGAGTTTAACGCTCGGCTAACCCGTGCAATCAATCGTCCCCGTGGCGCTAACCGCATCCGTGCGGCGGCGACGCTTGGCGCAGTTCAAGAGGACTAGACATGGCGCGGAACGGCTCGGGGTCATATTCTCCCCCCTCAAACACATGGAACCCTGCGGTACCTGAAACCGCTATCCTGTCCGATGATTGGAACGCCACGCTTGCTGACCTTGCAACGGCGTTGACGCAATCGCTAGCCTCCGATGGCCAGACGCCTGCTGCTGCGGTTATCCCGTTTGCCCAAGGCATCCGCGTGTCTGACGGCCTGATTACCGCGCCGTCCATTAGCGTGATTGGTGACACGGACACGGGCTTTTACTTCCCGGCGGCAAATTCGGCCACGCTGGTTTGTGGCGGTGCGGCTGTTCTGTCGGCTACGTCGTCGGGCGTGACGTTCCCGCTTGGTGTGACGTTCTCTGGAAACCAGACCGTCACCGGAAACCTGACCGTCAATGGCAACACGACCATCGGCAATGCAGGAGCCGATACGCTTTCGGTTGTAGCAACTGGCACCTTTACTGGAAACCAGACGTTCAACGGCACGGCCACGTTCACCTCGACTGTGACCGTTCCTGACGCATCGTTTGCAAATGCCAAGCTAGCAACCGTTGCGACAAACACGATCAAGGGCCGGGTGACGGCTGGGACCGGCGCGGTTGAGGATTTGACCGGCGCTCAAGCGACCACGATTCTCAGCGCGGTGGTTGGTGATAGCGGGTCTGGCGGGACAAAGGGCCTGGTCCCTGCTCCTGCTGCTGGCGATACGGCTGCGGCTCGCTTCCTTAGCGCGGCTGGCACGTTTGTAGCGGCTGTTCCTGTCGGCTCCATCACGATGTATGCCGCTAACACGGCCCCAACTGGTTGGCTGGAATGTAGCGGAGCGGCTGTATCCCGCACGACCTATGCCGGATTGTTTGCTGCAATCGGCACGGTGTTTGGTTCTGGCGATGGATCGACCACGTTTAACCTTCCCGAAATGCGCGGCGAGTTCGCCCGGGGCTGGGATAATGGGCGGGGTGTCGATCCGGCTCGCGCGTTCGGTTCGGCGCAGGCTGACGAACTTGAGGCGCACGTTCACAGCGTTCAGCCTCCCGCTTCTAGCAGCGATGCAGGTGCTGGCCTAACTGCGACTGGAGCGGGCGGCGCGGAAACTATTACGCCTTACAATACGGATTCAACGGGCGGCAGCGAAACTCGGCCCCGAAACATCGCCCTCATGTTCATTATCAAGTTCTAAGGGACTACAATGGCCAATACGCCCCGTAAGACTTTCCCTGAACTGTCTGCGCTTTCCGCTCCGGTAGTAGATAGCGATGTTCTGGCCGTTTATCGGTCGCCAGGACCGGCAAAACGCACAACGGCAGCAGTTGCTGCGGATTATTTTGGTTCTGTGTTATCTGACAACGGCACTATACCGTCAGTTGCTTCTCGATCCGCGCTTGCCGGGCTGACTATTGAAGCAGTTATTAAGCAAATCGCCACACGCGGTTATGCGACCCAAGGTGACGGCGGGGGGGCTAACTACGTCCGCACGTCATACGCAACGATTGTTTCGGGGGGCTATCCCGCTGCGTCCTATCAACGCTCGACCGACCGCATTATGCCAGACGGTTCAACCGACGCGATCAACGGCGGTTATTGGCTTTTATCCGAGCGCCAGCCTTCGCCAGAAAATTTTGGCGCTGTTGGTGATGGCACAAGCAACGACCGGGACGCAGTTGATGCGTGGGTGAAATGGGGCGGCTCCCTGACTTGCCAGCCGGGCAAAACCTACAAGTGCAACACCCCCGTTACGGGTTCAGCGACCAGAGACACGCATATCGACCTTTGCGGCGCGGTGTTCGATTTTTCCGCACTGACCGGAACGCCGGGCGATGTCAACGGCATGACGCTCGGCGGATCGGTCGGCTCGTTTGTTGCGTTGAATGCCGATGTCGCCAAGGGCGCGACCACAATCACGTCGAGCGTCCCTGTCGTAAAAGGAGACATCATAGAAATCGTCTCGACCGATTTGTTTAACCCGACGCGCGTGGCTTACGTTAAGGGTGAGGCGGCGCGGGTCCGGTCTGTGTCTGGGACAACCATTATGCTGGAGCATCCGCTATTCGATGCATACACCGCCGCGACTACGACTATCGCCAAGGTCACGGCCCCGAGTGTCAGCGTCAAGAATGGCCGATTTATCGGGGACAACAATCACCTCGGGCTGGTCATTCGCTACGCTCAAAACGTCACGACGGACGGACTGCGGTTCAGCGGCCTGCGATATACGGCGCTTACGCTCCAATATTGCTACGGTTTCGATGTCCGCAACACGCTCACAAGCGACACATGGGCGGCTGCGACCGGCACATCCTACGGGATTGCCATTGCGTCCTGTCAGCACGGGAACGTCACGGGCGGAATGCTGGAGGGCGTGCGCCACGGCGTAACCTTCGTCGGCTGGCGTCCGAACCGCGACATTACTGTGTCGGGCGTCCACGCCTACCGCTCGCCTGGTGAGAGCGCGGTTGAGGTGTTTGAAGCGCACGGCAACGGTGAATATCTTAGCTTCGTTAATTGTTTTGGGTCGGGATTCTCAATTAACAGCCGGAACACAGCCGTTCGTGGCTGCACGGTAATCGACACCACCACCTCACGAAGCCTTCCGGGTATTCGGATCACCCAAGAAATCGACAGTGATTTTTACGACGTTGAAGACAACACAGTTATTTTCTCATCGACCGCTACCGCAATCATTTTTACACCTGACCGAAGTCTGGCCGGTTCTCCCGCGACACTAACGACCGCCCGCCTTTCGGTGAACCGGAACAAGGTCAAAGGCCTTGGGCGAGGTATTGAGATTACGCCTAACAATGCGTCGTCTACGAACTGCACGGTTACGCTCCTAGAAATGCGCGGAAACAATATCGAATCGGGAAGCTTCCACGCTTTTGTTTTGACAGCGAACACGACGACGTTGGCTGTGACCGTTATTGACAGCTTGGGCAACACATTCGACGCCACGGCGTTTGATGCCTTTATTATTACTTCAACCAATCCTGCGGGGGTGTTCAGGAGCGTTGGCGACACGTTCCGGGCCAATCGGCTGAACTTCTACCCGGCAACTTTCTCGGCGACCACCGTTGATCTGGTGGCCCCGACGTTCATCGGGGACACCGGAGGCGCGGGCGTGTCGCGGTCGATCAGGTATTACGCCACCGGCCAAATCCGCGTGGTCAACCCAACCTTTCAAAATCTTACCTACAAGGCCGAGATTGAGACCGGCACGGACTACGCGGAAAATGGCTGGAACGCCTCGACCCCGACCATTCTAAACACGGCAGCGGCCCGCCTTGTGAACCTCTACGGCGCGGAGGGCCGGTCGATTGGCTACGGCGCGGCGGCTCCTACGGCGGGGGCGTTCAAGTTTGGCGATGTTACGATAAACCAAGCACCCGCGCAGGGTGCGGTTACGGCATGGGCGTGTGTGTCAGCAGGGACGCCAGGGACGCATTTTCCGCAGGGCATTATCCCCGGTGCAATCGAGATTGGAGACGCCGCTGTTACGCTAACGGCAGGAACTTCGCGCCCCTATCAACTCTGGACAACGACCCTGACGGCAGACCGGGCGGTGACGCTTTCCGCGACGGGGGCATTCCGGGGTGCGAACTTCAAAATCTCTCGCCCTGCGGCGGGTGCGTTTAACCTGAACGTGGGGTCAGGACCGCTAAAGGCCCTTGCCGCCGGTCAATGGTGCGAGGTTGTTTATGACGGCTCGGTGTGGCGCTTGGCCGCCTTCGGGTCGCTCTGAAGCGACGACCCTCCCTGATAGCCTAAACCCTTAAGATCGAGTGACCCACTGATGACCTTGCACTCCGACGCCCGCAAACTGAACTGGTCGATGATCGGGGTGATCGTCGCCCTCATACTGCAAGCGGCCACGCTCATTTTCTGGGGCGGCGGCATCAACCAGCGCGTGGCCAGCCTTGAGCGCATCGTCGGCCCTCTCGCTGACGGAACGCTGGCCCGGCTGGACGAGCGCACCCAGGCGATGAAGGAACAGCTCGACCGTATCGAGAAAAAAGAACGGCCATGACCCCGCTCGACCTGCGCCAACTGGTTTCGACCCTGCTGCCCTACGCGACAATCATCGCCGCGATGGGGTTTGCCCGCGCAGGCGTCGACGCGACCATCATCTCGCTCGTCGCCGGGGGGTGCCTCGCCGCGATCGACCCGCGCCGCAACCAGGCGCTTCCGCCGCCCGCACCGCCAGTAGAAGAAGCCAAGCCATGACCTACGCTCTCGGCCCCAAGTCGCGCGAACGCCTGCAAGGCGTCCACCCCAAGCTAGTCGAGGTGGTCGAGATGGCCATTGAACTGACCAAGCAGGATTTCATGGTGCTGGAGGGTGTCCGCACGCCCGCACGGCAAGCGGAACTGTACGCCCAAGGCCGCACCAAGCCAGGGCAGAAGGTGACGTGGACGCTCAAGTCCAACCACTTCATCAACCCGGCGACCGGGTATGGCCACGCCGTCGATCTGGTGCCGTTCCCGGTCGACTGGTCGCACAAGAAGCTGGACGTGGTGTCCAAGGCCATGTTCGCCGCCGCCGACACCCTCGGCGTCCAGATCCGATGGGGCGCTGACTGGGATCGCGACGGCAAGCCGCGCGAGAAGGGCGAGAGCGACAGCCCGCATTTCGAGTTGGTGCTGTGAAGACCCTGACGCTGCGCGCATGGATCGCCCTCGGGGTCATCGTGCTGGCCATCCTGCTGACGGTGTCGTGGTGCGCCGACCGCGCCCGGCTCAAGACGATGCGCGGCGAGGCCACCGTCGCCGCAGCGACTGGCGAGGCGCTGGACACCGTGGCTGAACAGACGCCGGTCATCCGGCAGGAACAAGCGGAGAAGCAACGTGAAGTCGAGAAAATCGAGGGTGCTGACCAGCGTCTGCCTGATGGGTTCGGCGCTGACCTTGAGCGGGTGCGGCGGGGCGGCTAACGTCACCATACCTGACAGCCTGAAAGCCCCTTGCGTCTCGACTGTGGACGTAAGCACGGCCCAGACCGTTGGTGATTTAGGCCGTGCCATTGTGCAAGGTGATGCTGACTTGCGTGTTTGCGATGTGCAGAAGCAAGCCGTGGTGGCTATTGCGGAGAGCCAGAATCGTCGGTGGTGGAAGTTCTAACCGCGCCGGAATGAACCAGGGCCTTGGGATATTGGGTCATGGCTCGCCCCTTTCTGACTGAATGAGGGAAAGGATGCGCGTTTCGAGGTCGCAAAAGCCTTTCGGTGTCAGCATCATTTTAAGGCCCGTTGAACAGTCCTCTTGCGCCCACGCCTTCATCGCACCCCTAACCTTCTCCCGCAGATCACCGGGCAGGGCGTCGGGTTCACTCCGCTTCGCTACGTCCCCACCGAGACTGTCAGCAGATGGCGGGGGTGGGAGGGGCATCCAGTGGGTTGGTGTGATTGGAACCGAGGCAAAGCCGCACGAAAAGTCGTCATAGCTATCGTCTAGCCACATCGGCTCTTTGCTGGCGAAGCCCTCGTCAACCCGCCATGAGCCAAACCGTGCGCGGCGGCCATCCCACAACACGCAATCCGTCCCATCCCTCGGAGCGGTCGCAATATCCCGCCAGCCGGGGGCGTCACCGATATGGTCGGCGCTCATGGCTTCACTCCTTCGGTGACGCGGTAGGCGATGATGTCGTATCGCGCGCCCTCGCCGTGCGGGTGATACCACCCTTCCAGTTCGTCAGACTCGCAGGTTTCTTCCCCTCCTTCGCGGTTGCGCCAGTCCACCATCTTGCCCGGCACCGGGTTCGGCCCGCCGTCATGCGTGATCCAGTCAGCCGATGAACCCTCTCCTTGAGGAGAAGCTGCGAGCATGGCGGCCAAATGCACGGCTAGACCGCTGCCTTTAGGCACAACCGCCAGCAAGCGCACAACGGTCGTTCTCGGAACTCTCACTGTATCAGTCATGGCTTGTCCTTGTGGTTGGCGCGGAGGCAAAACGTCCGTGGGCATCGCGATGGCAAACAACCTCGCAATACGGACAAAGGCCGCCCTGCCAGCAAAGGTCGTGCGCGTTGACGCATTTCGGCTCTTTGGTCATGCGGGCCGCCACGCAACTGGGTAGAAGCACTTGCTGACCTCCCAGTTTCCGCCGCCCTGCATCTCGGTCTCGCCCTCGCCCCAGTGTCGGAGGCCCGGAACCTTCGGGTGTGTTTGGCGCGACTGAATACGGGCCTCGCGTCCGTCCTTGTCGATGCCGATAATCCACGTCCCGTCGAGCGGGGCGGTGTCCATTTCCTGTCGGCTCACTGGCCCGCTCCTTCATTGCTAGAACAGCCGTCAGCGGGTTGGGGGGTGGGTGCTGTGTCGATCAGATGAAGCATGGCGGGTTCCAGAGCGCCGCGCAGCCGCGCCCATTCCGTCCACTTCGAGGCGACGAGGTTGTAACCGTCAGCCTGATTGCCGGAGACCCCGCCTTGTGCGCGCATGAATATGTCGTGGCACTTGACCAGCGCCGCTGCCGCGTGTGTCAAGTTGGCCAGAACAGCCCGTTCCGCTTGCTCGCCGGGTACGGCCTCTTGGGGCCGTGAACCATTATCTATAGAGACTGAGGGTGGGGGAGGGGCTGCTAGAGCCGCGCGTAGGTCTGTCAAGTTGACAGCATCCAGCGCGTCGCTCAGGGCGTTCAGGTTGTCGGCGTGAAGTTCGCAAACGTCTTCCGGCAGGCCGTCCACCACGGCAGCCATCGCCCCGATTGCGGCCATCATCTGATGCGCCAGCGTGCTGATGTCCTCCCAACCTCCTACAGGTGTAGAAGCTGCGAGCATGGCGCTGGCTTCGTGGCAAAACATATCCCAGACCGTGCCGCCGTCATCCGCAATCGGTTCTGTCGGGTCGGTGTCGCGGCGGAAGGCTTCAAGCCAAGCCCTCGGAACTCTCACTATATCAGTCATGGCTTGTCCTTGTGGTTGGCAGGATGACTGTGCATCGGACAATCGCCGGAATAGTAAAAACAGGTGCCAACATCGGTCGGGACGCCCTGCCCCCGGCGGTTGTCGGACACGGGGCAAGTGCAGCCGCCGTCTATGGCCGCGTCTGAACCCGGCTTAGGTTTCTCCGCTTCCTCTAGGCGTGTGATGAGAGGGGTCATTGCGGCCTCCACAGGACTTCTCCGGTCAAAGCGCAGGTAATCTTCAGGGTGCCGGGGTTGCACTCCGCGTGGGCGGAAAGGTCGTCGTAGAGCGGCAACTCCAGCGGATAGAACATTCCTTCGCGGTGAAAAATGAGGGGCCGCATCGGGCCGCGTTTCCGCGCTTCGCTCATCCCCTCTCTCCCTGTTCAGTCGAGGCGGTAGTGAGCGCAGCGCGGGCGCGGCGAAGGTCCGCGTAGTCGATCATGGCGGACTCTGGGCTGTCGTATATGAACAGGCTGTCCGGTTCGTCGCCGTCCATGTTGTCAGCAGCCAAGGCAAACGGCTCCAAAGCCCCCCGCATCCTCTCAACAGCAGCCAGAAGCTCGGCTCGTTCGGAGAGAAGCGCGAGATTGTCATAATAAGTCTGCGCCACGGCTTGATAAGCGGGAAGCAAAATAATCTCGTCGGCAGCCATAAGGATTTCGTCCAGATAGCCTTCCACCAGGTCGTCATAGTCTTCTTGCAGCACCTTTCTGACGATGATGGCCGCAATCTTCTCCCGCAGTTCTTTGCGATTGTGGGCGCGTTCAATGATGTCGTGGTCACAAACGCTCATCACAGCCACCACAGGCTGATGACGCCAGCGAGGGCCAGCAGGATGATGATGCTACGCGGACGAAGCACCTCGGCCACGGCGCGGAGCCACAGCGGCGGCTCGTCGGACGGGCGGAAGTCAAACCCGCGATTGCTCTGGTTGGTGGCCTGTGCCGCTTTCATGCGGTGGCAAACGTATTCGGTTCGGTCAATCATTGGTTTCCTCCCTTTCGGACGCTGCTGCCATTTCGGCAAATTGAGTCGCCCATGATGTGTTGTGGTAATCCGCCAGCTTGTCGCGGACCCATGCTGAATGCTTCTCAGGAACCCCGTGAGCGGCATAGGTGCGGCTGGTGCGTTCGTTGACGCCGATAACCCTAGCCGCCGCCCTCTGGCTTAGCTTGAGGGCGGCGATGGCGGCTCGATACTGGTCAGAAGTCATACAGGTTCCGCGTGAATGCTTCCTCCGCGCGATTGTCGCACGGATCGGAAAACCAGTTGTCATAGCCAGCGGCGTAGCCAGTCTTGAAGTCGCGATTAGCGTCTGGCCAAACGTGAAAATCTTTTCCTGCCTCTGCCGCACCCTCGCCTGCCTCACGACCGGCTGCGTATTGTTCGCCGTCAAAACCGTATTGGTCGGTCATCTGTCTTCTCCTCGGGGCTTGATTGCCCTCGACACACAGACCATAGGGCCGCGCCGCCCTATGCGTCAAGCGCTATTTTCACCCTCTCCCTGTCTTTCTACGGTTTAGGGTGATGGTTCATTCCGGCTTCATCCGTCATCACATACTCCTTAAAAGTTGCTGGCGTTGGCTGGTCAGCCGCTCGCAATACTCGTTCAGTTCGGAGAGCGTCGGAAACCAGTTCGGCTTTACGGTCCTCATGGCGAAGTCCATGCAAGCGCCCTTGGCTATGTCAGCCGGGTATTGCGCCAAACAGGCGGCGTAGAGGCTCATGGTCAGGTCCAGCGTGGCGGTGTCGTCACCACGGCGGGCCGTTACCGCGTGAAGCCCCGCCACCCATTCCTCGCATTTCTCCAGCGGGGGCCGTGTCATTGCTGACTGAACCGCTTGTCGAGCTGTTTCCCGGTTCTCTGGGGTTAATCCAGACACCTGAAAGCCCGTCGTCCTCCGATAAAACCCACCCTCCGGCGGGAACATCATCCTGGATTGAGGCTTGGCGGCGACGTTCAGCGAGGATTCCAGCCATGCCAGTAGGTTTCGATCTGTCTCCGCTGGGGTTTGGCTTTCGAGTTTGGCCAGCACCGCGACGGTTGCGACACCACGTCCGCCATGTTGCGGACCAATCGAGTTTGCATCCGCCTGCGCCCGGCTTACTAATCCAGAAATCACGGAATTGATCGGCTTCATGTTTCGTCTCCTCGGGGGTCATGTTTTGGTTAATGGAAAATGTCAGGTCGGCTTCCGATGGTTTCCAATCTGAAGGCAATCGAGATCCTTTCTTTGGAGAAGGTGTAACCTTCTCTTTCTTTAACTCTGGTTCTGATTCTGATTGGCTAGGTTTTGGCTGGCGTAAGGTGTTGTTTTTCCTAGGAAGCCCAGCAATTTCGCGCTGATTATCCTGATATTTTCTCGATTCTTCGGTGAGATAATCCGCGCGAAAGTTCGAGATAATTCCGTTGGCGCACTGAATCTTGCCAGCCGTTAGAAGCTCTTTTCGGATGGCCGTCCATTTTCGGACGCTGCATCCAAGCTGGCCAGCGATGTAACGCGCGTCATCGGCAAGCCGTCCGTCCCGCATATAAATCAAGTCGAGAACGATGGCGTAAGCGCCCTTCGTTTCCAGGCACAAGCCTATCGTCCCGTCGAGGAAGTCGCGGGGAAAGCGTTTGTAATAGGGAAGGCTCATTGCACAGCCCAAAGGCTTGCACGATCAAACTGGTCGCGGTATATCCGCATGGTCACGTCTGGCTCCTTGAACAGCCGGTGATTAGGGCGGGTTGAGTTTCCGGCTCACCCGCCCGCCCTTTATCAATCATTGCAGGAACGAAAGCAAGCCGCTAGGATTGGCCCAGCCGCATCGTTTCCCCTCCCTTGTTGTGGCAGACTAGCCCGGCGCGTGAACAATCCGCGCCGGGCCTTTTTCTATCCGGCCTCTGGAAACGGAAAACCCAGAACCTTCGCCCGTATCAAAACACTCCGCTCAAGACGGTTAAGCGTTTTTGCAACGTCGGCTAAGGGGCGTTTGGCAAGTGAGCCGGACTTAAGCAAACGGTCTTCGTCAGGCGTCCAGTGACCTGGTGGCTTACGCATTGTCATCCTCCCAGACTGAAAACAGCGTGTGACGCTTAGCGGGTACGGGCCGTCGGACTGGCGCGGGCTTTGGCAAATGGTCGCCACGCTGGAAAGCCTCGGCAAGCGCGATAACGAAACGTCTGTCTGCGTCACGGTGTTTGGCTTCCGCGTCTCGGTCCCGATCAAACCCTGTCGGTGCGGTTGTGGCAAGGATGCTTTTGCCGACTTCCTTGTGCCAAGTGATATTGAGGGTTCGCGCTCGCTCACGGACGACGTACTCCGTGCGGCCTAGCTTCTCGCCAATCTCGGCAGGCGTGAAGCCTAGCTTTTTCATCTTGCGGATGGTGTTGTCCTGTACGGACGTAAACCAGTTACGCGGCTGTCGCATAGGAACCTCCCTGACGGGCCTTGTTCATCGTGCGCTCATAACCCTTGGCCAGCACATAGAACGCGAAGTCTGGACCGCCTGCTTTGCGGATACGCACGGCCTCCTCATAGGGAATGCCGATCCGCTGGCAATGAGCGCGGACGCCGTGGAGGATCGTGGTGTGGTCACGGCCACCGATGCGCCGGGCAATCTCTGGATAAGAGAGGTGCGCACACTCAATAAAGGCCCGATAATAGACCTCCTGACGCGGCTTGGTGATGTGCTGTTGCCGTCGCTGCCCGGTCAACGCTGCGATGGTCAGGCCGTAATCCAGGGCCACCTCTCGCAGTATGTTGGCAATGGATTGTCTCATGTCTCTCTCCCCTTAAAAGGCCGCTTTGGCCATGTGGTTTTAGTCTTTGGAAACGGACGGGACGGGATTGAGCCGCCTTTGACAGCCCGTCTCGCCTGTTGCCCAGTCTCGCCAGCTTGTCGCTTGGCCTTGGCTATCCGCGCAACGTCGTCTCCGGTTTTAAGCGTCCGGTGACAGACCGTGTGCGCCACCTTCAGGTTATCGTCGGAATCATCAAACGACAGCGCCCACGGAATGACATGCTCAACCTCAAAAAGCTGGCCTATCTTGATTTTCTCCCGGCACAGATAGCAGCGCCCATCTTCCTTGACGAAGATACGGACGCGGCGAGCCTTGGACATTGACGGTCGAGGCGGAGCAGCGGTCATTAGGTCCGCCGTCCCTCAATCGTGAGTTCCTCAACACTCAAAGCCCGGAGAGCCTGATATATCGACGCTCTGGACTTCTTCTGTTTGACGGCCTTGGCAAGTTGGAGTTTCAGCGCGTCCCGTTCACGGGCAATAGCGGCGAGGCGTTCCGTCTTGGCCTTGTGAGCGGTAAAGAAGGCGTCCGACGCCCAGTCAGGGTTAGCCGGAAACGTCTGTGTCTGGCGGTGGAAGCCATAACGCTGGATGAGACGGCGAAGGAGGGCAATCATGGTTCGTTCCTCAAAGCTGCCCGCAGCAATGTAGCCGGGGACGTGTTGTAAACGGAGGCCAA